ACAAACAAAAGAGAATTACCTCTTAATTACTAACCCTGTCTAAGTATTCATCAAAACCATCTTCAAACAATAGATAATGAAAAATTATTATCGTTTTATTTATATCGTGCGATTTATTAAATACTGTATAAAATTCTATATTATGAGGTAATTATGGAAATACAAAAGGAAAGCACAGATGTAGCTCCCGATATTGAGTTTTATATTAATATGAGAGATGCTATGCTTAAATATTCTAAAGAACTTGCTGGCAAAGATTTAGACGACGAAAAGGAACTTAAAAAAGTCAAATTATTATTCGATATTGGTGATAAAGCGATTCAAGATAGGTTAAAATTGCTTGTCCAAGTTGGGAAAATCGATTTAACTTTATCTGATGAAAATGATAGTGATTTATTTGAACTGCTTACCAAAGTAGAAAACGATGATAACGAAGAGCTTTCAGAAGAATATTAATCCACAAATTAAAAAAATCAATTAAAAATTACTATCACTAAATAGAAATTGTGCGATTAATAATATAAAAATATACTGTAATAAAATACAGTATTGAGGTAATTATGAAAAATAATAATCAAACAGCAAAAAGGTTAAAAGACCTTGTAATGAAAGATTTCTATTTTTTTCGCTTCTGTGGTGATAGATGTAAGAGGAAAAAATGGTAAACCAATAATTCAAAAATCACCACATAAAAGAGTTTGTGATAGCTTTCAAAACGAGGAGGTTCATTCATTGATAATATTACCAAGACGATTTGCCAAAACACTTATCGCTACAATGTTTATAGTATGGTATTGCTTGAAATATCCTGATAGAAATATATTACTCGTAACTGATGTAGTGCATAAAGCTCACAGTATATTAAAATCGGCTAAAAAGATGATAAAAAGCAATATCTATATTAAAAAGTTGTTTGGTAATAACCTCCTTTCTGAAAATGGCAACGACTCATCTCGATTGACATTATCAATAAGAAAATCAAGCAAGAAAGAGCCGAACGTCCTTGCTTACAGTATGTTGCAAACACCACAATCTCTTCGGGCAGATGTCGTAATATTTGAAGATGTCATCTCACACAATTATCAAACGAGTTCCCGTATCAAGACAAGAACGGATAAGAATTTTGAAGCAGTTTTGCCTATCCTCGAAAAAGATGCAAAAATTGTATATATCGGAACACGCTTCCATTATGATGATATACCATCGCAAATACGAAAAAGCAATGCTATGACTAATAAATGGGATATTATCGAAGAAAGTGCCGAAGATAGTGATGGAAAAGCTCTTTTTCCAGACATTATCGATGATGATGAACTTCGAAGATTGAAATCGAGTATGTCGGCTTCATTTTACGCATCGCAATATCTCAATAAGCCTATTAGTCCAGAACAAACATTATTTCATCTGGAAGATTATTGCTTTTACACGGAAATTCCAGATAGCAAAGAGTTTAAAACAATATTAGCTGGTGTAGACCTTGCTATATCTACAAATGAAAATGCTGATAATCGGGCTATCGTCTTCATCGGCATAACAAAAGATAATCTGATTTATTTATTAGACGCCTACTCTTCAAAAGAGAAAGTCGATGACTTCTATCAATCGATGAAAAATTATTGCATGAAATGGAAACCCGATAGAGTCTTTGTGGAAAGTAATGGAGCATTCAAACTCGTATATGATACATTCGTTGATAGGTCAACAAAAGATGGTAGCTATATTCCTTTCGCTGATATAGTAAACTCTAAGAACAAAGAGCTACGCATAGAATTAACACTATTAACACTTTTGAAGAATAAAGTATTGTTATTACCTTGCGAAGTAATATATCGAAACAATACATCACTTTCAAATCTTATTGATACTGAAATGACATTCTTCAATCCTTCTATTCACACTAACAAAGATGACTTGTTAGATGCTCTTGAACTTGTATGTTCGAATGCAAAAGACATTTCATCTACTTCTATATGTCTTGTTGGTGGAGAACTAAGGACATCAATACTCGATGAAATTTTTGTTGAATAAAATTTAGCACGGAGGTATTAATGCAAAAACCTTACAAAGCAAGATTTAAAACAGGTGAATGGACACCTGTTGCTATAGCAGGTGAGTCCATCGATGGAAGAGTATTACCAGTCTCTATATTAGAGAATATGGTAAAGAACTATAAACCAAAAGTCAATGGATTTAAGGCAAAAATAAAAATTGGTCATACAAACAATTTATTACCAGAAGGAAAAGCATACGGTTACTTCTCCGAAGTGCGTATGTCTCCAGAAAATCCCTTGATTATGGAAGGTAAACCCGAATGGGTACACGAAGAACTTATCGAAAAACTGGAAAAAGGCGAATATAGAGATATTAGCCCCGAGATTAGAGCAATACCAAAACATACTGGTCAATTTGATGCTCTTGGTAATCCTATTTTCGCTCCAGAATATTATTTCTTTGGTGTTGCCGTATTAGGTGAATCACAACCAGCTTTCCCGATTTTGTCTATCGATTTTAGCAGTGAAAGATTGCCCGTAGAAATGCCTATACAGGATATTTTTTATAAGAGCAATTTAATAGAAATAGAACAATTATTTCAACCTAATACAAACACTTTAATAGAAAAAGTAGACAATAAAAATAAATTGGAAAATGAATACGGAACATTACAACAAAACTATAGCTTAGAATTAAAGGAAAAGCAACAGCTAATAGATTATTATTCGAGATTATTAGCAGAAACAAGGGCAGAATTAGATAGCTATAAAACAAATACACAAAGAAAACAAATAATCGAATTTTGCGAACAATCTTTGAGAGAGGGAAAGCTTGAACCTTACGAGCTTATGAAGAAACAACCAACAGATACAATCGCCGAATCAGGATTAGTGGAACACTTTTTAAGCTTATCACCAGAACAATTGGGATTTGAAATGGAATTAATTCAATCAAGAGAAGTAAATAAAAGATTTAAACCAATCACAAATATCGATAGTAGAAAAACACAAACAATAGATTTCGGTGATTATACCGATTTTGAGGAGAAAAAATTCATTGATTTTTGCAAAGAACACAATTATAATCTGAAAGATGTATGTGATATTGATAAAGCATACGACGAATGGAGGAACAATGTCAACAAATAGAGGAAAAAAGCCTTTGTTAAGGCTAACATCAAACGCAAAAGCAACTTCAAATCTTACAAAAGCACGATTTGTTACCATTGATGGTGCATATCCATCAACAGAAGGAAGTATCGCAATAGGTGTTGTTGGTGAAGATACTCCTTCTGGCGATTATGCATCAATTACGGTCTCTGGAATCGAATTCATAGAGCTTCAAGCAACAACTACGAAAGGAAGTTTACTAACAACTGGAAGCAACGGAAAAGCAAAGCCAAAAGGTTCTACAGACTATTCAATGGGCATTGCCCTTGATGATGGAGATAATGGAGACATAATCAGGATAAAATTATCATAAGGAGGGAAAAATGGCAGATACAAGATATGGTTTTATCGATGCAACAACGAAAAGAGTGTTGTTACAAAGAGCTATTGCTTATATGGATAGCTATAAAGATTTCGCTGAAGATATATTTCCCACGATAAAAGTGCCTTCGTCGAATTTTCAATGGTTGGAATTCGGCAAAGAAGCCTTAGGGTTAAAGAATACAGCTCGATCTATCTATTCAGATGCGGAAGAGATAAATCTAACGGCATCTTTCAATGAAGGAGAAACACAATCACATTCAATAGCACTTCCTATTGACATTAAGGAAATGAAAAATGCATACGGTGGATATAATGTTTATGCAGATAAACAGTCAGCAGCAATGAATACAATTATGAGAAGCCGACTAAAAGAAATATGCGATGTTGCGATGGATACAACAAATTCGTTCCTTAGCGGGAACAACATCAATATTGATGGAACTACCCGTAAGAAGTGGAATGCAGCAGGTTCTGACCCATTGAAAGACATTATGGATTTGAAAAAGATAGTCGAGGATTCCTGTGGTATTGAACCAAATAGGCTCATCATCGGAAAAAGCTATTGGAGAACGCTTGTTACACACCCAGAAATTAGAGATGCTCTACCAACAACCACAATAAATAAATTAGATAAGAAAAACGCTTCTGAACTATTTGAAACAGAAAAAATAGTCATACCAATGTCGAATTATTGGGACGCTTCACAAGAAAAATTCATCAATATGTTCAATGATATGTTGATTTGGGCTTATGTAAACAATGAAAATATGACTCCAGCATGGGGAAACACATTTATGAGACAGAATCCAGAGATATATCAAGAAGAGAAGAATCGATATGTTATTAGAGTAGGAGCAGATATTGAATATGCAGTAATCGTTCGTTCAAAGGGTAGTGCGGGTTATATAAACAATGCGTTAGCTTAAGTAACATATATAGTGGGCATATCATCAATGCTCACTATGTTTCATCGAAAAAAAATCTACAAAAGGCGGCTTAAAAATGTATATAACGATAGAAGAATTTGAAAAATCTTTACCTGCAAATCTAAGAGCATTATTATCATCTGATAATGGTGAAATACAAAACAATGAAGTTATCCAAGAAGTCATAGAATACGCATCATCAATGATAGACTCTTATGCATCATATCGATATGTAGTTCCAATAACTAATATAACACCACAGATAAAGGCAGTATGTGTAGATATAGCTGTTTATAGACTATTCAATAGAAAAAACGCCTTATCAAAAGAAACTATCGAAAACTATAAAATGGCAATAGACTATCTAAAAGATATTTCAATAGATAAAGCACGAATCGAAAATGCTCAAATGCTTAGTAGCAATAATTTAGATACATCTAATAATGTATATGCTAAATCTATCTCAGATGAACCAAAGTTTGATGTAGACAATCTTGAAGGATGGAAAATAGTTTAGGAGGTATAATATGCCTGTAAAAACAAAAGAAGTAGTAAAACAATCAAAAGAAAAGCCCATACCACATATTGAACAAGATGTATTGCCCATTTACTCCGAGAAAAGCCGTTTCACATACTTTCCTGATAGTGTACCTAATCCTAATATATTGTTCTATACGGGTAATACTGGAATGCATATCGATACAGTTCAATTTTACAAAATGCTTGTGAGAAAAGATGCTCAATTTAGAACTGTGATAAGTGCAAGAAAGCTCGCTGTATTATCTACTGATTGGTATATTGAACCTTCTGATGATTCAGATAGTTCAAAAGATTTTGCTAATTTTATATCAACAATGTTTATAGATAGAATTCCATCATTGAGAAAAAATCTCAATCAAATGATGGACTCAATAGTAACAGGATACAGCATTCACGAAATAATTACAACCTTAGATGAGAACGGAAACGAAGTTATACAGGATTTAATTTATCGAAATCCAGATAGATTTGAATTCGGAACAGATAGTGAACTTTATCTTATAGATGAAACCTTTACAAATAAGGAAAGACGAAAAAAATTAGACTCTAAACACTTCATTATACACACTAATGAGGCTACTAATGAAAACCCTTACGGTGAAAGCGTTCTTGGAGAAGCATCGTTCTGGCTTTATTATCTGAAAAATGGCACTCTAAAAGATTGGGCACAATTCAATGAACGGTATGGTCAAGGTATTCTAAAAGGGGAATATGATAAGGGAAATATCAAGGCTATGGAACAGACTTTCAATGCCTTGAAGCTTCTAAGGTCTAATGGTTATGCTGTATTTGAAAAAGGCTCAAATGTTGAAATACTTGAAGCAGCAAGAAATTCTGGCGATTATAAAACATTTGTGAACGAAATCGATAGAGCTATCGCTAAAATGGTCTTGGGACAGGAATTGACAACATCAGCTGGAGAAGGTTATGGTAGCTATAGTCTTGGAAAAGTTCATCAAGAAACATTTCACAATATCATATTGTTTGATAGAAAGAACCTTGAAGAAACTATGAACAACCTTATTAAAAATATCCTTAATAGGTCATTTAAAGGACTCAATAAGTATCCAAAATTTAAATTTGTAAAAAATCTTACTAATAAAGATGAGGTTAAATAATGAATGAGACACCATATCAGATATTAAGAGAAGAATTAATACAGTGGATTAGTATAAAGACTGGACTTTTTCATATAGATACTCCTACAAATAAAGAGGCAAAGGTTGGTCTTTTCACAATTATAAATACCAAAGGCGAGGCTATTAGCAAAAATAGAGAAGTAGAATACTACAAAATATTATTCTATAAATACAATGAACGAACAATTGTAAGCTATAAAGCACTACATAACTCTATTTGTGAACTTAGATCAAAGGTATTCAACGCAATAGCAGAAAATTATGAAAGCTCCGAAGCAGGAATAATTGACTTCGACTACCTCGAATATGAATATGATTATGAAAAGGGCGTATTAGCAATACTTTATAGCTTTGATTTTGAAAGGCAATACTATGAAGAAGTATCTTAAAAAATTTTTTGAAAAACATCTCATAGAAAGGAGAAATTTATGGCACTAAAACGAACACCCGATTATAACTTTTCGCTACAGTCATTTCCTACGAATGCTGACAATGGAATCGCTATCGAAACAATCGATTTGGGCAATATGAATGTGTCTACCAGCGATGATAACACTGATGAAGTTGCATTATCGTTTGTTTCATCAGAAGCAACAGGGAAATACTACTCTGGTTTATGGTGGATACAAGGTTCACCAGTAAAAGGTGTAAACTTTACAGTCGAAGCTAAACCTTATTCTGGATATACTGTTCCATCTTCATCTCTTTCAACTACTGGGGAAAAGAAGGGAACAAGAAAAAACGCTTTAAGCGTTGATTGGGAAAGCTCAAAAAACAAAAGTGAGTTTGTATATCTTCAAGCAAATGCTAAAAAAACAGATGTAAATGGTTCATTCGACCCAGCAGTAGACCAACGATATAACTCATTCCTTAAAATACTATACTACGAAGACGATTATGCAATTAGACACGATATATTACATGGAGAACAAACACGATATACGCAACTTGTAGCACAAGATTTGCTAATAATTAAAAATGGTTATGAAGTATTACTCGGAAATGTAGAAGGTTCAATATCGTTTAACTTCGATGAAAAACAAATCGAAGCAAAAGTTGGTTTTCCAAAATCAGTTGTATTAACTGCTATCGAAGAAAGAACAATGTCATTTAGCGGGCAATTGCAGAATGTCGACCCTTCTGTCTTATCTTTACTATTCGATGAAGTAGTGCAATTCACAAATGGTGGAGCAACACTAAAAGTTACGAACAATGGAAGCGAGAAAAAAGAGCATCAGATTATCATTCGTGGTATAAACAAGGCAAAAGAAATTGTAGAATGGCATTTCCCAAAATGTCAATTATCGATTGATGGTTCTATTGATATTGGAAAGAAACAAAGCTATCTTGGTTTTAAGGGAAATGTCCTTGTAGATGATGAAAGTGGAGATAATGAAATGGCAGAACTCTTTTGGGCACCAAATAAAAGCATACTCTTAACATATCCAATAAAATATTCTCTTACAGCATAACCAAAAGGACGCATCAGAATTATGCATCCTCTAAAATTTCAATTATCTGTAAAGTGTTATTATCTTATTATTAGAAAACTAAAACACTTTAAAGGATTAATAATGATTAATGAAATTTTCGTAAAAATAGGTGAGATTGCTACAGCAAAAGCTCCTACTATCTTAAAAACCGTTCTTGGCTCTTGTGTAGCAATTGTTTTATATGATGAAATCAACAAGATTGGCGGAATGATACATATCGTTCTACCAAAAAAAAGAGATGAGAGAGAATATAAGGAAGGTTGGTTTGCTGATACTGGAATACCAATCTTAATTGCAAAAACTAAAGCAAAAGGTGCTAATTTAAACAATATACAAGGCTTTGTATTCGGTGGTAATAATGCGATTAGATGTGAACGAAGTGCAAATGAGCCATTAAAAATAGGAGAAAATAATATATTATTTGTTAGAAACCTCTTGAAAGAGAAAAATATAAAGTTTGAAGAACATGGAACTCTCCAATCGTATGGCACAAAAGTATCTTTTGACTTGTCATCAGGAAAATCATCATTTAAATTGCTTAAAAACGAAACTACAAAATGTTCAGACTGCTATAATGAAGAAAATCAAAGATAACAATTATCATTAAATATCGTACAAAAAGGAGAAACGATATATGATAGCCGTTGGTGATATATCTATCCTAAAACCCAATTCAGATTCTATACCAATAGATAAGAACGATGGGGACATTGCGATTTATCTTGATAAGGAATTTCTTTTCTATATAGATATTGAGGATAGAGGAAGACTTATCTATACTGTAAAGCCACTCACTCTTAAAACAGAAACAGACTTGATAACATCACTAAACGATATTTTGAAAAACGATATATACAAAATTTGCTTATTAGAGAGCGAAAACATAACTCCAAAACAATTAGCAAAATTATATAGTCATAATTTATTAGCAAAAAATAATATTGATGATTTGCTAATAATGTTTTCAAAATGTTTAAACCCAGAAATCCTTTTACCATCCATAAATGGAATATTTAAAGCATTCACAAAAGATAGTTTAACTAATAATGACTATAAAAGCATATATGAA